CAGCTTGCGTTTTGCCGCTTGGTTCATCATTTGGTTTACGCCCGCCGCCGTGTCGTGGATAGCATTACTCGTTATGCCCTGATCCATACGCATAACGCCTGTGCGTGTTTCCCGCAGCTTGTCGAAATACTCAATGTTGCCCATCGCCTGTTGGCCTATCGGGACCGTGCCAATCTGTCCGAAGTGGCCCTGTACATCCGCGCCGTCCGTGTCCACACGCACCGCTTGTCCGGGTCTGTTGCTCAACCAGTCGTCAAGATCAACCTTGTTGCTGATGCCAGCGCGGGCATTGTTAATCAGATACATATTGTCCAGCATCTGACGCTGAATTACCGACTTAACTTTTTGTATGTCTACCGTAAGATCAGCCATAGACCGACCGAAGTATTTGAACGGCATCTTAATACAGGGAAAGTCTACAAACGGATTGAAGTCTGCCGGATTGTTTTCCAGTATCGTGTAATCGTCGCCGCCTAACAGTATCTGCCTGTATTCGCTGATGCCATCGCCATCGTAATCCACTTTGAGATAAACATCGTATAACCAGATCTCACGGCTGGACATATCAGAGGTTTCCGACTCTCCGATATATTCCTCATCGTTAAAACGGCTTTGCCGCTCCTCATCGAAATCCTCATCATCGCCACCGCTTGCCAAGCGCCGCACAAGCTCCTCGTCAAAACCCATCTCCAGTAGGTCGCTTTGTGTCTTCTGCATTTTGTGAGCGCACATACGCGCTGTTTCTATA